GTAAGATCTACAGTTAACTCAGATCTTTCTTTCACTCCCGCCGACAGAATCGAACAAGCAAGGCGTATGGGAGAAATGGCAAGACTAATTGCTAAACAAAATGTTGCTCCAGTAATTGTAGACTTTGTTTGTCCAACAGATGAAACAAGGAGTGCATTTGGTTTCGCAGACATCATCGTATGGGTTGACAGAATAAAAGAAGGCAGATTTGAGGATACTAATAAACTTTGGAAAGATCCTATAAACTTTCATATCAGAATTCTTGAAGGGTATACTGTAGAGCAAGAAGTAGACACAGTAATACAGGCTTGTGGCTTGTTTGATTGGTCTGCTCCCACTACTCTGCAACTTGGGAGATACCAGCCTTGGCATGAAGGTCATCAGGCTCTTAAAAACGAGGCACATAAAAGAACCGATCAGGTATTAGTTGGTGTACGCAACACTTATAATACATCAGAAAAAGATCCATTGATGTATGATGAGGTTTCTGAGTATATAAAGAAAGATAACCCATACAAAAATACACTAATTCTAAGATTACCAAACATTACTAACATTATCTATGGTCGTGATGTTGGATATAAAATTGAGCAAGTAGATTTGGGGGCGGAGATTCATGCTATATCGGCTACGCAAAAGCGTAAAGAAATGGGCATCTAAGGTTTGGGATTATGTCACTAAACCTAACAATATGGAGTGGCCATCATGAACGCAACAAAATCTAGATCTGCAATAAAGGCAATCACATGGAGAATAGTTGGTACTGCAGACACATTTATTATATCTTGGTTTATCACCAAGAAGCCAGTAGTTGCTGCAAGCATAGCAAGTTTAGAAGTTATTACTAAGACTATTCTTTATTATTTCCATGAGCGTGGATGGAATAAAATACAGTGGGGTAGAAAATAATGACAAAAAAAATAGTTGTAGTTGGTGGAGGAACTGCTGGTTGGCTTACAGCACTTAAAGCACACAGATCGTATCCAGATTTAGACATAACTGTTATAGAGTCAAGAGAGATAGGAATTTTAGGGGCTGGAGAAGGCTCTACCCCATACCTTACAGACTTTTTTGATCATTTAAATATACCATTGTCAGACCTAATAAAAAATTGTGATGCGACCATAAAGAATGGAATCAAGTTTACAAATTGGAATAACGACAAAGAATTCTACTACCATGGATTTTCTACAACGGATAGGTCTTTGGGTTTTGATGCAATATTTGATAGGTACCTTTCAAATAGTCCACTAATTGCTGCAAGTATTGCTATTAATAATAGTGTAAAAAATATAGATTTTACAGAAAAGATCTCAGAAGCCAACAAAGTTCCTTTTGTTTTTGAAGATGGTAAAAGAGATTTTGGTTTTGTTTCTCAAAAAAATCCTATAGATAATTATAAAAAAATAGGAAATATTTCTATACATTTTAATGCTATTAAACTAGCAAACAGGTTAAAAGAAATAGGAATAGAAAGAGGAATTAAAGTAATTGATGGAACAATAAAAAATGTATCATTAGATAAAAATAACTATGTAAGTAGTTTAACTTTAGATAATGATAAAAATGTTTTGTGTGATTTTGTTTTTGATTGTAGCGGATTCCACAGGGTAATTATTGGAAAAGTTTATGACTCAAAATGGAAAAGTTACAAAGATTTTCTTCCAGTAGATTCCGCAGTTCCGTTTTTTATTGAAATGACAGATAAAATTCCATCATACACAGAGGCTATAGCAATGAAGTATGGCTGGATCTGGAAGATTCCATTGCAAAATAGATTTGGTTGCGGATATGTATATGACTCATCTCTTATATCTGAAGAGGAAGCAGTAAAAGAAATAGAGGAGTTTTTAGGATACGAGCCAACCTATCCAAGAAAAAACAAAGGCGGGTTTAGTTTTAATGCTGGATGTTATGAAGAGCCTTGGATCAATAACTGTGTTGCAGTAGGCCTTGCAGCAAACTTTGTTGAGCCACTTGAGGCCACATCAATTTGGGTTAGTATTGTAGAGTTGACGCAAATATTTGATAACCCTCTGTGGCTATTTGAAAATTCAAAAGAAATAAGAGAAGAGTTTAATAATAATATAGTTAAGATGAATAATAACATTTCTGAATTTATATATTTTCATTACATGACTTTGAGAAAAGATACAAAGTTTTGGGAAAAATTTTCTTATGAAAATGCTCCAAAAGATTTACAAGAAAAAATTAATAAATGGAAAAACAGACTTCCTAATAAGTTTGATTCTGGAGAGCATTGGTCATCAAATAGTTGGACTTTTGTTGGTTCTGCACAAAACACAATCAATAAAAATATTGCAAAAACATATGTTGAAAATTCTTCAGACTATAAAAAGGGTGTTGATTTATATGATTATTACAAAAATTATCAAGACTATAAAGTGTCGGAATGCATAGACCATAGGCAATTTTTGGAGGGGTTAAAATGAAAAACAGATTAGAGTGGGTCACCGCACTAAAAACAATGGGCACTAAACAGTATTGGAATAAACCAAATACTGTTGAGTTTTTTGCTTTTGTTGCTAAGGCAGTGATCATTATTCCAGGACTACTGTTTGATAAGCAACTGTGGTGGCTTTATATTTTTGCGCTGGTATCAAGTTTAATGCTTATATGGTCTTCTACAGTAAAAACTATACCAACATTAATCTGGTTCAATATCCTCTGGACAATTTTGGCTATAACTGCTATAATTAAGTATTGGGTCTAAGGAGGCTTATATGTATACATATTATGTAAGAAAAGTAGAAAACGTAGTAGATGGAGATACCATTGACGTTTTAATTGATTTAGGGTTTGACATTTTATTTTCATCTCGTGTTAGACTGGCTGGTATTGATACCCCAGAGTCTCGCACATCTGATAAAGCAGAAAAGGTGCTGGGACTTGAGTCAAAAGAATATTTGAAAAAGTTTCTTAAAGATGCAAAAACTGTTGTAATAAAAACTGAAAAAATGGATTCTTCCGAAAAGTATGGGAGAATACTTGGGTGGATATATGTTAATGAAGACACCGTTTCCGTTAATGATCACATGATTAATGATGGTTATGCTTGGGGTTATCTTGGAGACACCAAGGTAAAAGATTTTGATGCTTTAGCAAAAGCAAGAAAGAAGTCTGGAAAGTGAGAGATTCAGAAAGAATATTTCAAAAATTAATTTTGACTGGAGGGTTGCGGTTTGCTGGTAAAGATCCAGAAACTGGGGAAAATATGTATGTAAAAACAGAAATGTTAAAAGATATTGACCCAAAATTAGATAATGCTATCGGTGGCTACTTTTCAGAAGTTACCATGACACTTTGGGAAAAAGGATTTATAGACATGGATGTGACAGAAGCAAACCCAGTTGTTAAAATTAATAAAAAATCTCTTGATGAAAACGAGATTAAACTACTTGATGCAAACGAAAGGTCCGCCCTTAAACAACTTTTAAAAATTATTGCTGATAAACGATGATAGAATAAGTTTATGGGGGCACCTATGAATAATTTAATTGGAGCAGTTTCACTAACATCAATAATTGTACTAGGGGTATTTATTTATATTATTAGAAGTCGTAAAAGTTATATGCCCAGACAAATTGTGAGTCAGGCCATGCTTCATCATAGGTATGCGGGTGCAAAAAAATATAAAAGAAAAATGAAGGCAAAAACTCAATCAGCCAAGCATCAGGACGATTCTACTACAAAAGTTATAGTTGTAGACGACGAGGCCTATTGGATTAAAAATAACACATTTTATAAAGCACCATTGGTTAATGAAAGAATTGACAAAGATTCTGCAGAAAGAGTTGACACAAGTAACATGGATAAGGTACAATTAGATAAGATGTTGTTTATAGTAGACAAACTAACAGAAGGGACAAGTGATGATAGTCGGGGTTCAGGGAACGCCTAACTTCAACAACTATAATATTTTCCTTAGAGCAATGGCTGTTGCTTTGTCTGAATTAAAAGACAACGAAAAAGAGTTTTATTTATATTCTGTTGGTCCAGGCAATATTAATGATATGGCAATGGAGTTTGTAAATCTTTCTGAAAGAGGTATGAAGTCTAGAGGAAAACAGATCAAACTGTTTAGGGTTACACCACAATGGTTTGAAGAAAATGTTGATAGTTTTAACCACTTTGTCTTTGTTTCAAATCCAAAAGAAAGAACTTCAAACTTGGTTAGTTTATCAAAATCAAAAAATATAAATACTAACGTATACAACTTTTAGGAGGGTATGATGAAAACAATTAAATCTCTTGAGGAAATGGAAACTATTGTTTCTAAAAACAAAAATTTATCTTGGGATGGTTGGAATGTTATTGAGATGTTAAGGTCGGATAAGGCATTTACATCAAAGTACGGTGCATTAAAAAACGGTGCCTGGTACTTGAAAAAAACTTTTGTCGTTTCTAGAAACGGATGGGAAATACCTGACAAGTATGTAGCATAAATATGAACAAGCATGAGTGGAAAGATGATGCTGCATGTCTAGATTATGACACAAATGTATTTTTTGATAAATACGAAGAAGATGAACTGCTTAGGCCTGCTGTTGACCTACTTTGTTCTAAATGTCCAGTAAGAAAAGATTGTTTCTCTGTTGGAATTTCTGGCAAAGAGTGGGGCGTATGGGGCGGGGTATATTTAGAAAATGGAGAAATATCTAAAGAATTCTCTAACCATAAAACAAAGACTGATTGGGGGCTTACATGGCAATCTCTAACAATGGAGTAGTTTATACAGACGCTATGAGAAGAGCATTTAGATCATTGGATCATCTTGCTCCAAGAGGGTTTGGTTTAGACATCATAGAGCATCAAGAAGGATTTATTACTGTTAGGGCATCAGAAAAATCTTTTATGCTACTTAGCCATGATGATAAGATTCGTGCCGCTAATTATATGATTAAAACAAAGAAGGCTCTTGAAGCCAATGGCGCTATTGTTCAACTAGTTAGAGAAGGTGGAAAAGAACTATGATTGATTTATTCTTAATTATTTTATTATCTATTACATCAATACTGTTTTTATATATGTATTCTGTTCAAAAAAGAATTAATGTGTCGATTCTTGCCAATACTCTTAAGACTTTGCTAGAGCAAGAAATTCAACATAAAGAAAACAAAACAGATAAAGAAAAAGCAAATGAAGATTTTTTAAAATTTGTTTCAGATTCTCGTGATTTAGCCTATGAATATATAGAGACTGTTCAGGCAGGGCTTCAAAAATTTATTGACGAGGTTGGACCACAGATAGATTATTACGACAAGTATGGTTCTGCTGTTGAAGGAATGGTAGCCCCTCATGACTTTGCACTCAAAAAAATATCTTCAGAATTTAAAGAGTTAAAAAAGTTATTACCAGAAAATGATGATAGAATAATATGATGAAGTTTTATTATTTTGGCGGAGTGATGGGAGATCCAGGCAATATAAAATCACCGTCAAACCTAAACAGTAATCACTTTTCTGGGGTCATGTTTACACATGATATTCCAGAAGGAGACATGTTTGTAAAAGCAGCAGTTGATATAAAGCAGGGAGAGCAAATAAAGTATTTGGTAGCAATTCGCCCATACACGATATCTCCACAGTACCTTTCTATGATAAATAGATCAATGGATAGAATAGATAGAGGAAGACTTCAGATTAATTTAATTTCTGGATATATAAAAGATCACGAATCTGGGGTTGGTGGAATTGTTGGAGATGTAAATGATGATTCAAGTTCTGTTGATAGATCAAACTATATGATAGAGTTTCTTAAGCAACTAAATGAAATGGATCAAGATAAAGAGTCTCCAGGATATTGGCGTGATCCAAATCACAGAAATAAACTAGATGTATATGTTTCAACAACAAATGAATATGTTTTTAAGGTAGCAAAAAAGTATGGGCATAAGATTATTTTGCCATACCACATATATGTTCGTGGTGGCTGGTCTGATGTACTAAAAGATCCTAATAAATTAATTCCACTAGAGTTAGATGGAGTAGAAATAATGCTTGCAATTACTCCAATTATTAGAAAAACAGAAGAAGAACTTGATTTGTTGACAAATTATGCTATCAGGCCTGTTTGGCAAAAAGGAGAAATACCAAAGGTAGTATTAGATGCTGCCTACTTTACACACGAACAATTTGATGACTTTGTAAAAACTCTTGAAAAAAGAGGCATCAACCACTTACTAATTAATGCTGTTCCTTGGCAAGAGGTAGATGTTATAGTTCCATTTATTAAAGACTATGTAGAGTCTAGAAATGTGAGTAAATAGATGAAAGAAATATTATTGTCTTTGTCCGTAGGCCTAGTTTTTGGGCTTATATGTATATCATTAAAATTGCCATTACCTGCGCCTAAAGTTTTTGCTGGGGTTGCTGGTATAATGGGAATATGGATTGCCCAACCAATTTGGGCAGCCATTAGTAAATTCATATCCTAGGAGGAATAAAATGAATGAACAAATTAAAGCAGCACTAGCGTCATATGGTCGCTCAGTACTCGGAGCAGCAACAGCAATGTATGCCTCTGGAGTCACAGATCCAAAGACACTAGCATACTCACTACTTGGCGCACTTGTGCCAGTTGTTTTGAGAGCAGCAAATCCGTCTGATCCAGCGTTTGGAAGAATGCCATCGGTAGAAGATGTAGATGTTGCAGTTAAGTCTGCAAAGGTAGTTAAGAAGCCTGCTAAGAAGGCACCTGCTAAGAAGAAGTCTGGTGGTGGAGGAACTCCACAGCAAGCACTTTAAAACAAAAATAAAATTTGGAGATGTTATTAATTTGACATCTCCATTTTTTATGCTATAATATATATGTACCTGCCCAAAGGGGGGTACTTAAAATGACTCGCTTAACAAGGAGGAAAAAATGGTAAGTACATGGTCATTGGATCTTTTTAAAGATCCTTTTTTTATTGGTTTCAACAGAGAGTTGGACCGTTTTTCTAATATCCATCGTGAGGCAACTCGTCAATCTTATCCACCATATGATGTGGTAAAACTTGATGAGGACACTTACAAGTTGTCTTTGGCCATTGCTGGTTTCAGCAAGGACGAAGTCGAGGTTTCTGTGGATAATGGAAGTCTAATCGTCAAGGGTGAGAAAACCGAAGAGGGTACAGAGAATGTCCTTCATAAGGGTATCGCAACTCGCAAATTCACACGCACCTTTGC